CCATATTTGCTTTTTCAGAAGCAGCTAGTTGTCTAGAAGCAATCTTTTCTGCTGTATTTTCAGCATTAGAGGCAAGTAGTCTCTGATTTTGAATTTGCCTTTCAGCAATGCCAACCTGAAGTTGTCCTAAGGACTGAATGCTCTCAACAACTTTAACATTTACTCTCTGTACATTATCAACTGATTGAATGGTACTATTGTTGGTTCTGACCATCAACTGACCAATCTGGTTCAGAATACCAGCAATATCTTTGATTTCTGTTGCTGTAGTATCAACAGTAAATCCAGCAGCATTTGTGGTAGGAGATCCTTGATATTTTGCAACTTCTCCACCAAGAACTTCTGGATTAATTGCCGATGGTCCTGCGTCTAATAATTTCTGTGCGACACTAGCACCACCACCTAAAATACCCGCTAATCCACTAGGACCAGCGGGAGCACTAAAAATTTCTTCGGAATAGTTGTAACGACCTCTATCTACAAATCCACCCCTAAATCTAGATGCCTGAGATCCTGTTGGATCGATGCTCATAGTAGCATCTTTGGCAAATCTACCTCTGGTTCTAGCTATAGCATCGCCGCCAAACGTAGATCCTAACGCTCTCTGGAAAAAGTGTCCTCTTCCAACACCAGCTTCTGCTAATGATGTATTATTCTTCTCAGCAATATTTTCAGCATAAGCACGCTCTCTGCGTGCCATATCAGATGCCTTACCAATTCTATTTCCAATAGCACTAGCAATATTACCGAGAAAATTTCTCTCGGTTCTCAGATCCGTTGGTTGTAGAAATCCGTGTGCCATTATCGTTGCTTAGCTGCCGCTTCCTGTTGTTGTTTAACTTGTTCCAAATGCTGCATCAATAGAGAAACATAAACTTGCCTCTCAAACGGCATCATATTTTCAACATCACTCAAGCTATATTTATGGTGCTGCATCAAAGCAAAATTAGTTTTATAATACCCTTCCAGCGTATTGTGGAAGAGTGCTATCCGAAAAAAGACGATAATCCCGAAAATACTACTTCATTTTCAACACCAGTGTTGGGATTTGTAATTTTGATGGTATGTTCTAATTTTGGTGACGTTTGGAAAAATTCTTGAATTTTTTCAAACTGACTATTAGTGAGATTTTCTAAAAACTGTTTGAATTCTTTTTTACTAGTTGTAGAACTATCATATACATCTTCAGCATCAAAAATCTGATCGATACAACCAGCAATAATGTCAATAACAGAATCTGCTGTTGGAGCGTCACCAATAATAGATCCAGTGACGAATGTGTCAAATCTAGGATATTTCATAACAATACCCATTTCATCAGAAAGCATGATCTTGTTAGAATGACCTTCTGGTTTCTGTACTTCAACTTCCAACAAATTTAATTTGTATGGAACAGTAGTTTGTCCATCATCTTGACATGTAATGTTCATATCGACAATTTCACCAACAGATACAGCACGGATCTGAAGGAAAATATACTCTAAATCAAAAATTGCCAAATCGTCGATTTTCACACGAGATTGAATGCAACCTTTCAATAGTTGCTTTACTGCTGCTTCAATCTGCCCTACATCTTCCGACTCCATTGCCAGAAGAAGCAATTTTTCTTCTTTTACTACAAATGGGCGATATTTGATTTTTTTGCCATTAGACGGAATTTCCAACTCATAGGTTGGAAGCACAACTTGTGGTAATGCCATTATGTTTAGACCAGTTCATATGTATATTTAGCGCGACTTTTTGACCCAAAAATTAGCGGAAAAAATTTTCCGAGTTTTATGGAATTGAAAAGTCAATTTTACCTGGCAGTTGGTTGAGTGCCTGTTCCAACTTTGTTGCCTTGCTTCTCAATAACCCTACCATTAGGAAGTAACCACTCTTGTTTAAAGACTCCTGGACTAACTTCTACTTCTCCAATTAAAACTCCACTAGCAGGAATATTTGAGTCCTTGACATCACGAATACTTCTATCAATTGTATAGTGTCTTTGATATTTAAATTGTGCTGTTACTTTTGTAATTTGGGAAGAACCAAATTGCAGTGGAATAGCATCAATAGCATATGGGTATGCTTGTTCCAAAACATAAGTAATCGGTTTCCTTTGTGTTGGAGATTCTGGACCAGTCTCTGCCTTAGTAATTTTTATGGTGCCTGTATATTGATCTCTAAATTTTACTCTAGTCGTTCTACTTTCACTAGTTCCAGTCTCAACAAAAATAGAATTATACCAAGAATTCAAATACTTTAACACAGATAAATCAGCATCTAACATAAATCCCAATTGAAGTTCTGTAAAAACTTTAGTGTGCGGGTAATCTATGTTACCAAGTCCAGTGTAAAGTCCATTTACAGTTCCAGTTGCTGTATTGATATTAGGAAGTTGTGCTTCATCACAAAAATACTCAATTTCTTCTGATAGTCCAGCATAAGAAATAGGCACATTTTCAAAGGCAACAATATAATTGTTTGAATATGACATACCGCCCCTAGAGGCGATAGCAGATATAAAACTATTAATTGACACACTAAATACCTATGTTGGTCCTTCTATATTTATGGCGTACTCTGGATACTTTAAACCAAAGAATCCTCAGAAGTACCGTGGCAACCCAACTAACATCGTTTATAGATCGTTATGGGAACGAAAGTTCATGGTGTTCTGTGACAATAACCCTAGTATATTACAGTGGGGTAGTGAAGAGATTATTATACCATACAGAGCACCTGATGGTAAAGTGAGAAGATACTTCCCTGATTTCTATATCAAAGTTCGCGAAAAGTCTGGTAACATCACAAAATATATCATTGAAGTAAAACCCAAAAAACAAACACAACCACCGAATGACAAAAACAAAAAAACTGCTGCCTATCGTAATGCTGCACTGACTTACGCAAAGAACCAAACTAAGTGGTCTGCTGCGCGAGAGTATTGTGAAGACAGGCAGATGAACTTCTTAATACTTACCGAAGATCACTTAGGAGTCTAACAATGGCAACTGGATTCGCCTCAGTCCAACGTAATACCGTAAATAGGGACCCAGGATATAAAACACTATTTGAAAGAGTAACTGCTGCTACAGGAGGAGAAAAGAAATCACTCTCCTGGTATCGTAACGCTGTAAAAGCAGAAGCAAGTAAATACAAGAAAAATTTTAATAAGTACATTCTAGATGAACGCAGAGATCGAGTAGGTTCTGCTAAAGAACAAGATAAGAATGAACTACGTAGATATACAGTAGCAGGTCATCTGTATATGTTTGAGTATAAGGCAAAGATGAAGTGGTTGCCTTACTATGATAGATTTCCTCTAGTCTATGTCATTAAAGCACCAGGCAAAGATGAGTTCTGGGGTGCTAACCTACATTACCTATCACCAAAGAAAAGAATCGTTACTGTAAAGAAACTGATTCAAGGTAGAGTTGACATACCTAAGGTATGTTTCCATAAATATCTTAGTAACCATGTAGACGGTCTATATCTTGACCTCGCCGCTGATGAATGGGACACTGCCATTCTCTTGCCAACTGAGGACTATGTGAGAAATATCAATGGAATGGTGTTCCCTATCGACAGACAAACTGTTTGGGAAGACACTGATGAGAAGTTCTACGATAAAATCACAGGTCAAAGAGTAGTGAGAGGATACGGCACCAAACAATCCAAGGAGATGTCTAAGTAATGGCAGAAGAGCAATCACCACAAGGAAAACCAACACCAAAACCTGCTCTATACCAACCAGATGACTACTTCTTCTCTGGTGGGAAGAAGTATGTTTACTCTATGAATGGAGTAAACTTTGATACAAAGCAAATTCAATATGAATGGAAAGAAGTTCCTTTCAGTTTTGCTCCTCCCGCTAAAGGTAAATTAGTAGAGACTCCAAGTGGAATTATCGCAGATGCGACAGGTTATTCTTTTGAAGAACAAAGAATAAATGAAGCAGGTGACAAGAAAGCAGCATCTGGAAAAATTAGTTTAAAAACACTCCCTTCTGTAGCAAGACCAGCAGAAGGTGATGGTAGTTATCGTTATCCAATGGCAGGATCAGATCAAGGAGGTATTACAGCAGACGGTGATTTTGTATTGTTTCAATTTTATAATTACAGTGCTCCATTTGGACCTAATAGAAAATCTGATAGTGGAGTGTTTGACTACAACCAAGCAAACGAATACACCCCAGCCAGTGGTTATAAACCAATTATGCTTTACATGCCAGAAGATATCTCAACTGGTTTTAGAGCAAATTGGGATGGTAAATCTATGAGTAACCTAGCAACAGATGCTCTACGAGCTATGGGTCAAGGATCACTTGGAAATAAAGCAGCTGCTGGAATTACTGCGATCAACAATTTAATTGACAAAACAGGACCATTAGCAGGAGCTGCTGCTCTGCAGACAGCAACTACCAAACTAACAGGAGATTCTCTATCTTATGACGATATCTTTGGTGGAATCTCGGGAGCAATCTTTAATCCAAATACAGAACTACTATTTGGTGGAGTTCAGATGAGAAACTTCCAACTAAATTTTAAGTTAGTTCCTAGGCATAGTCAAGAATCGGGAGAGGTTAATAACTTAATAGCGCAATTTAAAAAAGCTATGCTGCCTTCAAAAGATCCAGGAAGAGTATTTGGATTCAACGCAACTGGAAAAAACAGAGGTGTACAACTAGGATTCATTGGAGTACCAAAACTAGTTAGAGTTTCTTTCATGAAAGGATCTAGTGAAAATTCTAGATTGCCAAGATATAAAATGTGTGCGTTGACATCGGTTGATGTTAACTATACTCCCGATGGAACTTATGCTACATATACTGATGGACAACCAGTAGCAGTTGGACTGTCTCTTAACTTCCAAGAGACAAAAATTTGTTTTGCTGACGACATCAATAAATCTGTAAGATAAATGTATTTTTCACTCGTTCCAAATATCTCATACGATGAGAAACCAATCAGTTATCCATTCTCGGAATCAGACTTTGTAACTGCTAAGAATTTCTTTCGTAGATACAAAGTTAATGATGATGTATTTTCTAATGCTGTTTTGTTTCAGAAATATGCTATTGAAGATGGTGAACGTCCAGATGCTCTAGCAGATAAAGCATATGGAGATCCATTCTATGATTGGGTCATCCTCATAGTCAATAACATGGTCAACGTTCAATATGACTGGCCAATGAGTAACTATGAAGTATATAAAGTATTGGAGAGTGAATATGATGATCCTTACTCAGAGATTCACCACTACGAAACAGATGCAATCGGATCATATAAAGCAGGTCAACGTGTAGATGAGACATTTTATAATAGAACACATAAACTCAACATTGACGGTTCTATTGTGACAAAAAACGGTAACGAGATTTGTGGTCCCGTTAC